GACCCTAACTTATTAAAACCAATAGATTTACACAACAAATTTATAATTTACTTAGCATGGAAACAAGCACAACCACCCAAAATACAAGAAAAACATCAACCATACCTTTCGGATATAAATTAGATGAAGACACCAAAACGCTATTACCTATCACAGAAGAGCTTGAGGCTTATACAAAAGCAAAAACTTATCTTCAGTCTTGCTCTTATAGGGAAGTTGCTAGTTGGCTCACTGCCACAACCGGTAGAAAGATATCCCCACAAGGACTCAGAAAAAAAGTATTAGGGGAAAAGGATGGCTAAAGAAGAAAAACTTTCAAAAATTGAAAGAATGTATAAATCTTTAGATACTAAACCTTTTTATTTAAGAAGAGCATTAAATTCAAATACTGTTACTACAGGTAAAAATGAAACAGTTAGATTAGCCCAAACAGATAATATAGTTTACCCTACTGTTAGAATGATACAGCCCGGAAAAGGTGGTGTTGGAAATACTAGATTAAAAAAATTACCTGTAAAAGATGCATTACAACTTGCTAAAAATAAAAGAGATTTTATTCGTTTTAGTAATGAAAAAGATGCAAGATACTTTGCTAAAAATTTTTCTAATTTAATAACTAAGTATAGAAATGCAAAATGAAATACCACCACCCAAGCCAAAACGTCAATACAACTACAGTGTAGCGACAAAAGCTAGAAAAGCGGCACAAAAAAAGCTTAGTCAAGCTAAAAGAACTGCTGAAAACAAGGTAAAACAGGTAAAAGCACAAAGAGATAAGGTTAGATACATAGAATCTGGCTTAAAAAAGATAGAAGGTACACTTACAGGTAAGAATCCTGCTGTTTTAACAGAAGATGACCTAAAAGTAGCACCTAAAGCAGTAAAAGAACAAGTAGAACAAGAAAATGTGGTATTTAAACCTAATGAAGGGCCACAAACAGACTTTTTAGCATCTCCAGAAAGAGATGTACTATATGGTGGAGCCGCCGGTGGCGGTAAATCCTATGCGTTACTAGCAGATTTGCTGAGATATGCTCATTTGCCAGACCATCGTGCTTTATTAATTAGAAGAACCTTAGACGAACTAACAGAATTAATTGATAAAAGCAAGCAATTGTATCCGAAAGCATTTCCCGGAGCAGTATTCAAGGAATCCAAGTCAATGTGGATGTTTCCTAGTGGAGCTACAGCATGGTTTTCGTATCTAGATAGAGATAAAGATGTAACTAGATATCAAGGTCAAGCTTTTAATTGGATTGGTATAGATGAAGTAACACATTACCCTACTCCTTATGTTTGGGAATACTTACGCTCTCGATTAAGAACTACAAATCAAGAGATAAAGCCCTATATGAGGTGTACAGCCAACCCCGGTGGTTTAGGAGGATGGTGGGTAAAGAAAATGTATATAGACCCATCTCCACCGCATGAACCATTTGCGGCAGGTGATATAGAATCTGGTGAAGTATTTAGATGGCCGGAAAACCATGAAAAAGCAGGACAACCTCTTTTCCAAAGAAAGTTTATTCCTGCTAGATTAACGGATAACCCTTATTTAATGCTAGATGGTCAGTATGAAGCTATGCTTCGTTCACTACCAGACGTAGAAAGAAAAAGGTTGTTAGATGGTGATTGGGAAGTTGCAGAAGGTGCGGCTTTTCCAGAGTTCTCTAGACATTTACATGTTATGGAACCGGTAGAAGTTCCTGTGGGATGGCAACGATTTAGAGCGGCTGACTATGGTTATGCTTCTCCATCTTGTGTACTATGGGGTACAGTAGATTTTGATGGTAATATTTATATTTATCGTGAATTGTACTCGGCAGGATATACAGGTGAAGCTTTAGCTAGAATGATATTAGAAATGGAAAGAAACGACCCTCCAATGTCTTTATCTATCTTAGATACAAGTTGTTGGAATAAAGTTGGTTTAGGCCCTAGTATAGCAGAAACAATGATACGCAATGGTGTTCGTTGGTTACCTGCTGATAGAGATAGAATTTCTGGTAAAGTAGAAGTTCATCGAAGATTACAGATAGACCCTAGAACAGCAGAACCTAAATTAAAAATATTTAGTACTTGTACAAATTTAATTAGAACACTGTCAAGTATACCTACATCAAAAATAAATCCAGAAGATGTAGATACAAAAGCAGATGACCATGCATATGATGCATTACGATATATGATTATGACTAGACAATCTAATCAACCTACCTTAAATACTACATTAAATAGAATAAAGGATAGAGTTGCTTATACACCTAGTGACACAGTTTTTGGGTATTAGAGTAGTACTCAAAAAAATTAATATGATAAGGAGGCATTATGCCAGATAATAACTATAACTACGATTCAAGCTATGTAATGAGTTCAGATAAAATAAAAGCTGATAGAGCAGACGCTCCATTAACTAGAATGAAACCAGATTTTAAAGAAGAAATAAAAGAAGGTAACTTAATTGAAAATTCAGTTAAAGCTAAATCTACACCATTAGATAAAGCAGTTTTAAACGCAGATAAACAAAAAGCATACTAGAGTAAGGATAATTCATGGTTGATGAACCGAAAGGTGCAGACCAAACATCTACAATGCCTGCGGAGGATGCTCCCGGTATTGTTGGTTACATAACATCTAAATTTCAAGAATCTAAAACAGCTAGACTAACCCATGAGGGTAGGTGGTTGCGTGCATTTAAAAATTATAGAGGTGTATATGATAGCACAACACAATTTAGAGATACAGAAAAAAGTAAAGTCTTTATTAAAATAACAAAGACAAAAACTTTAGCCGCTTATGGACAAATTGTTGATGTTTTATTTGCTAATAAAAAATTTCCTATAACAGTTAATTCAACTCCTGTACCAGAAGGCATTGCTGATACAATGCATTTAGGTGTACCGGGTGAAGAACAGCTACAATCTTCTGTAGGTTTTCCGGGTGACGGTAAAGAACTATTACCGGGTGCAACCGAAGCAACACCTATGGAAAGTAAATTAGGGGGTTTACAATCTGAATACGAAGGAGCTAATTTAATAGATGGTAAAGCTCGTATTCCTAATCAACCAGAAATATATCCTGCAAAAGAAACTGCTCTTAGGATGGAAAAGTTAATCCATGACCAGTTATTAGATTCAAATGCAATAAATGTTTTACGTCATTCAATATTTGAAGCCGTATTACTAGGAACTGGTATTGTTAAAGGGCCATTTAATTTTTTAAAAAAAGTACATAAATGGAAAGCAGGAAAACAGTATGTTCCTTATGATAAAGAAGTACCTCGTATAGAAGGTGTAAGTTGTTGGGATTTTTTTCCAGACCCAGACGCAACATCAATTGCTGATTGTAATTTTACTATTGAACGACATAAGTTTAGTAGAAATCAATTAAGAAATTTAATTAACTTACCTTACTTTGATGAACAAGCTATTAGTGAATGTTTAAGTATGGGTTCAAATTATATGAACGAATACTATGAAGATATTATTCAATCTTATGATAATGCATCTGGAAACTTTGAAGTTGATAGATACGAAGTATTAGAATACTGGGGAACATTAGATACACATTTAGCACAAGAAATTGGTTTAGAAATGCCAGATGATAGTTCTCCATTAGACCAAGTACAAATAAATGCTTGGGTATGTAATGGAAAATTATTACGAGCAGTACTAAATCCATTTACTCCAGAACGTATTCCATATCATGTACTACCTTACGAAATAAATCCTTATCAGTTATTTGGTATAGGTGTACCAGAAAATATGGAAGATGCACAGTTACTTATGAATGGTCATGTTAGAATGGCTATTGATAACTTAGCTTTAGCAGGTAATTTAGTTTTTGATGTTGATGAAGCATCATTAGTTCCGGGTCAAAATATGGATATATTTCCGGGAAAAATTTTTAGAAGACAAAGTGGTGTTACAGGAACTGCAATCAATGGATTAAAGTTTCCAAATACTGCACCAGAAAATCTACAGATGTATATGCAAGCAAGACAACTTGCAGATGAAGAAACAGGTATACCTTCTGTTATGCATGGACAAACAGGTGTATCGGGAACAGGAAGAACATCATCTGGTCTTTCAATGTTATTAAGTGGGGCTAACCTATCTATAAAAACAGTGATGAAAAACATAGATGATTTTTTACTTAAACCATTAGGTGAAGCATTTTTTCAATGGAATATGCAATTTGATGAAGAAAATCCAGATATAATAGGTGACTTAGAAATTAAACCAAATGGTGTTTCAAGTGTAATGCAAAAAGAAGTTAGGTCACAACGCTTAACAACTTTATTACAAACTGTATCTAATCCAATGTTAGCACCATTTATTAAGATACCAAATTTAATGAGGGAGCTAGCAATAGCACAGGATATTGACCCAGACAGTCTGGTAAATAATATTCAAGATGCACAAATATTTGCAGAAATGTTGAAAGGTCTAAATGTTGAACAAAAAAATGATGAGCAAGCTCAAAGCCCTAACGAACAATCAAGTGGCATGGGAAGCCCTACAGGAGCACCTGTTGGAGCAAACCCAAATGACCCATCGGGCGTTGGTGGTGGCAACATCGGAACAGGAAATATTCCGCAATCAGGGGAAAGCAATTTTACTGGAACAGCTTCTGAGCCTCAAGGATAATGTCCAAGAATCAGAAAAAAACAAATAGGGAGATTTAATGGCACTGCCAAACGAAAAAGATATAGCTAATGTAAACGTAGTATCTGCTAGTACACCAAATGTATTAACAGATTCTATTTATAATATGACACCTAATGTAGAAGAACTATCTGAAGAATCTACAAGTAAAACAGATGATAGTAGTAAAGCTACGTTAGCAAGTACAGTATCTTCTTCGGCAGTAACAGATATGTCTGACCCTTACGCTGAACAAATGCGTAATTTAACTTCAGACAATGCTTACACTCTAACACCTTTTCAAGATTCTGGAGTAAACCCTATAGGAACTTCTGACAACACTTATTTTAGTACGGGAGCAAATTTAAAAAGTAAACAAAATTTTGGTTCGCAATTTGATAATGTAAATGAAGATAATATAAATTCTTTTTATACTACAGCTAAAAATATTGGTAGCTCTGCAACTAATATGTTTTCTAATATGGGTTCTGGTGCGTCTACATTTAAACAACAATTAACTGAAACAGGAATGGCTCCTTTATTTGGTGCTATTATAGGTAATCCTATAATGGCTATTGCAGGTGGGGCGGCATCATTTATAGGTTTAGGATTAAAACAAGAAAAAGATAAAAATAATTTTTTAAAAGCATTTGGTGAACAAGGGTTTAGTGACGAATTATTAAATACAAGTTTTGGTTACGCAGGAAAAAATAATAAAACCGGAAAACAATTTTTAGAACATATTTTGTATAATAGTAATAACCCGGGATACGCATTAAAGTATAATGCTTATGGTGGTAAAAAAGGATTTAATGGAAATCATATAGACGCTCTAGCAAAATTTATAAATGAAGGTGTAGATAATAACATTTTTCCTATAAATAATATATTAAATATGTCTGCTAATAGATATAACACACAAGGTGGGAGTAATTCTTATATGACTACAACAGCCGCTCAAAAAGCTTTAGAAGGAAAAGGGTGGCAAGTAAGAGGTCGTGTAGCTATATCTCCAGATGGTGTTCAATACTTAGATGGAAAAATTTGGGGTGGAAAAGATTTAGGTAATGTTGTTAAGAAAAAATATGGTTATGTAAATACTCCTGCACCAGTAGTTAGTCAACCATCAACAACACCAGACACTAGTTCAAATAACCAAGATAGTAACCAAAATAATAACGACCAAAATTTTGTTCCTCAAAATAGTAATCAACAGCAACAGCAGTTTGTTCAACAATCTTCTCAACAAACACAAAGCGATTACGAACAAGCATCTGGAACAGGTTCTGGCTCTAGTGGCTCTGGCTCTAGTGGCTCTGGCTCTAGTTCTGGGAGTGGTTCTAGTGGTTATGGTTTTTCTGGCGGTCAAAGTCATCATTTTAATGATGGAGGCACAGTTCGTTTACAAGAAGGTGGATTACCCGAAGAAGCTATGATGGCACAAATGCAAAATCAACAAGTAGCAGACGCAGGAAATTTAGAAATGGTTAATGAACCTAATAAAGATATGAGTGGTGTTGCGGATGATGTACCTAGACAATTAGATGATGGTGATTTTGTAATTAATGCACCGGCTATGGATATGGCGGGTAGAGGTGACATAGAAAAAATGGTTACTAGAGCAGTAATAGAATTACAAAGAAAAGGTGTTAAACTTGATTTTGGCCAAGGAGCAGAAGATGTAGATTCTACTGTACAAGCTTTAGTTAGTAATAAAGAAATGATTATTCCTAAAGTAATAGCTGAACAAATAGGATATGACAGATTAGGAAAAATAAACAATAGAGGTAAAGAACGAGTTGATGAGCTTGCAAAAGAGCAAGAACAAATACAACAAAATCCAACTCAACCAAATCCTCAAGGAATGATGGCAATAGGTGGCCAAGTAAGTTTAGATGAAAATAAAAATCAACCTATAGCTGTACCTCAAGAAAGTTTTGCAGGACAAAGTTCAGTAGGTAGTAAATTACTTTCTCCTATGTCTCCAGAAGCACAGGATGATGAAAAAGAATTAGCTGATAGGTCACAAAGTTTTGAAGGTTTTATGAAACCTGTTAAATTAAAAAGTGGAGATGAAGTAAAAAAAAAAGTCCCGTTACCAGTAGACGCTAATAATTGGTTTAGTATTCATAGAAATCCCGGCGTAGATTGGGAAGGAAGAAAAAAAGAAGGTGATAGACAGCATACAGTAATAGAAGAATTTTATGACCCTGTTGATAGTGTAAGAGCTGTATATCGTATGTTAATGTCTAGAAGTTTACGAAACAATCAAGAAGGATTTATTTCAATTAAAAATTTATTTGATAAAAATGACGAAATGGGTTCTTATGCAAAAGATACTTCTCCTTATATGAAAACTTTAAAAGATTTTGGATATACAAAAGAAAGTGTTATTGATTTAAGAAATCCAGAAAGCACAGTTAATTTTTTAAATTATTTAGCAAATATAGAAATTGGAAGAGACTATTATACTAACTCAATGGATAAAAAAATAACAGAAGATACAATTAGAAAAGGAATCACAAAAGGGTATGATTCTATATCAAATGATAAAAATTATAAATACAAAGAACAATTTAATACTATGACAAATAAACCTATAATTTCTATAGAATTTATGGGAAATAAAGAACCATCTCAAAATGGTATGTTATCAGTAAATTAAAAGTTTCCTAACGTAAGACTTAGGATTAGTACAAGGCTACTTATACAATCGGTATAACCCCTAATGTACTCAACAACCAAAAATGGCTACTCACAATATGTGACCCCATAGGAGGAAATAATGGCTCAAGCAAAAGCTAAAGAAGCAAAAATACAAGAAGAACAAAACGTGGTTGACGATGGACATTCAACAATGTATCAAAATTCTTATCGTAAGGATTTAGATAAAGAAATTGAAGACCCTAGACAAGCTGTAGAGGACACCGTAGAGGCCACTCCTCAAGAAACAGGTTTTATTGGTAACAGTGAAACTCAACCAAACCATGATTACAAGAAAAGATATGACGACCTTAAATCGCACTACGACAGAAAGCAAAATGAAAATAAGCAGAAGTTAGAAGAGCTAGAGGCTAAAACTAGACTTGCTGAAAAAAATAAAGCAATGGCAGATTATACTCCGCCAAAGTCTGATGAAGACCTTGAACAATTTA